CTCTCTTCGCACTCTCTCTCTCTCAGCCTCTCTCTCAGCCTCTCTCTCAGCCTCTCTCTCAGCCTCTCTTCGCACTCTCTCTCTCTCAGCCTCTCTTTGCACTCTCTCAGCCTCTCTTCGCGCTTTCTCTCTCTCAGCCTCTCTCTCAGCCTCCCTCTCTCTCTCAGCCTCTCTCTCAGCCTCTCTCTCAGCCTCCCTCTCTCTCTCAGCCTTCTCTACTCTTTTTTTCGCTCTACTAGCGAGCCACACTTTTGAATACCGTTGAGCTACTATAGTTGCCTCTAGAGCTTCTTGCTCTTTCGACAATCGTAATTCGACTCCTTCATCCATTATAAACTTCATACTTTTAATCATTGTTGGAAAGTCAGCAAATTTATAACAAAAACGACCCCATATAATTGAAATTAACGTAGCCAATGTATCACAAATTCCATCTCCTTCAAACATACTATTGAGAACATGTTCCTTAGGAAAATTAGAGAACTCACCATCAATAACTTTAACATATAAATTATCTTGTTGTTCAAATCTATATAATTTATTATCTGTTTTCCATTTGTTTTCTATTTTTTTTAAAAGATAACTTACATTTTCTTTTATATAATCATTTTGTGTATAATTACTATCAAAAATATAAGCTTTTATTTTGTCCTGTTCTCTTGTATCAAATATTAATAAATTTGCATGATTTGCTGCATATTTTTCTCCCATTGTAATCTTTCCACTGCTAAAAGTTTTAAATCTTTGTAGAACCAAAAGAGGAAGACAAACCCCACAATTAAAATCGAATTTTTCCTTATTTCTTTCCATACAAGTTTCTAATGCATATTTTATTTTGGATTCTTCGTTTATTCTGGATATAAAATCTTTTATATATATCTCGTTTTTTGTCGAACCATGTTGTATATCTAGCCATACATTTGCTTTTATTTTATTTTTATACCTTTTTTTTTTTAAATCTATTTTTAATTTTTCTATCTCTTCTTCAGCTGGAGATACACGAAATCTCTGTATATCTGTCAGTATTACTCCTTGGTTTTGCAAGGTACTTAATAATGTACTACTCGGAGTATTTTGATACTGTTTAATATTACTAACTATACTTATATAATCTTCTACTTGTTTTTTTGTAGGCAGAATAGTTATTATTGGTAAATGTGGAATACATAATTTATCAGTCAAACCTCTTACCAAAATATCATTAAATATATTTTTTTGTATGGCTGTGTATGCTTGCATGTATCTCGATATTCCGTAATCTATTATTACTGCATCTCTTTTAGTCACATCATTATTAGTTTCCTCCACATTTTGTATAATAGAAGGTATAAACTTCGGCATTTGAGTACTAAAATACAATTTCTTAATATACCTTATTTTATCTGTTTCGTTTCCACTATATTGTTTAATTTTAATTAAATTGGATGGCGTGCCTTTTTTTTGAAATATTTTTAATAAATTTATAAAAATTGCTTTAAATAGTTTTTTATTTTTTACCTCCACATTATCATGTTTGTTATCTATATAATTAAATTTTTTATGTGCTTCTGTCATATTAAATACTCTCATGTTATACTCTTTTGTAACTGCTAATCTATCTATTTGAAATTGATTATTATCTGATACAGAAAATGCTAATAAAATTTTAAAACTCTCATCATTATCTCCGAGTACATCATCATTATATGTATCTATAGGAACATCAGCCACTGTTTTGTTTTCCACGGCTGTAGGTAGATAATCTACCTCTTGGGAATCCAGTAATTTTCTTGTAATAACCTGAGTTGGTATTTTTGATAAATATTGTTTTCTATCTTCAGTTGCTTTCTGAAGACTTGATGAATATTTTTCATCAGAAATATATTTCTTAATTCTTGATAAATATGCTGCATTATTAATTTTTTTTCGTTGCTCTAATGTAATTCTATTTTCGGACATTCTATATATTTAATATATATTAAATATAATTAACTATAATATAATATATAAGTAAAAAATGAGATTAATTAGTACAAAAAATCAAAATATAACCTGTTCTTTTGAACAAGCTTTATTTAATCCTATGCCAAGCGATGGCGGATTATGGATTTTTGAAAATATTGAAAAAATGAATACTCATTTTTTAAACAACTTTTCATCTATGACATTACCAGAAATCGCTTTTTCGATATTTAAACATTTCGATAAAGAATGTGAAATTTCAGAAAATGATTTATCTATTATATGCAATGATGCTTTTAATTTTCCATTAATTGTTAAAAAATTATCTGATAATATTGTTGTTGCTGAATTATTTCATGGTAAAACTATGGCATTTAAAGATTTTGGAGCAAGATTTTTAGCGAGAATGATGCAACATTTCTCTCGCGAAATACATATTATTACCGCAACAAGTGGGGATACTGGAAGTGCGGTAGCTGATGCTTTTTGTGAATTAACAAATATTAAAGTATCTATTCTATATCCAAAAGGAATGGTTAGTAATGTTCAAGAAGTTCAAATGACAAGTCAAGGGGAAAATGTTACAGCCTATGAAATTCCAACTACTTTTGATATTTGTCAAGATATGGTAAAAAAAGCGTTTCTTGATAATGAAATTAATGAAAAAATATCATCTGCTAATTCAATCAATATTGGAAGATTATTGGGTCAAGTTTTTTATTATTTTATGATAGTTAAAGAAACTCTTTTATTAACTGAGAAAAAAGAAATCACAATTTCCATTCCCAGTGGAAATGTTGGAAATATTACTTCTTGTGCTATTGCTAAAAAATTAGGTCTTCCTATTAAATTTATGATAGGAGCTTGTAATATTAATAATTCTTTTGCTAAATATATTCATACTAATAAATTTGAGCAAAAAAATGTTGTTAGAACTTATTCTAATGCTATGGATATTTCAAGACCATCTAATTTGGAACGATTAGTTGTAATTTATAAAAAAAATATTTATAATAATAAATCTTTTTATGATATGATTGGACATACTACTAATGACCAAACTACTTTACAAGTTATTAAATCTTTTTATGATAAATTTAATTATATTATGTGCCCTCATACAGCATGCGCAGCTGATGCATTATTATCAAATATGAATCCGAATACAATAGGAATCATAGTTTCTACAGCACATTATATTAAATTTAATGATACCGTAGAAAAAGCATTAGGAAAAAAAACTATTATTCCTGAAAATATTAAAAATTTGTTAAAAAAAAAACAATTTAAAATACCGGTTGAACCAAATTATAATATTTGGAAAAATATATTTAAGACAAAATTATAAATAATGTAAAAAAATAAGTGATTATAAAAATAAAAAACGATTTTATTGTTACTTATATATATAACAAGACTTTGCTTACATCTATAACAAGACTTTGCTTACATCTACAACAAGACTTTGCTTACATCATGGCTCTTTGTTACGTTGAAGAACACTCTAACTCTTATGCACATGATGACGATGACAACAGTGTAACACTATATTGGACGGATTGCGACATTAATTGGCCTCATCTCGGTGATGACTGGAACAATGTTCCCTACGAACATAATGCTAGCGAACCATATAATTGTGTAGATTCAGTTACCATAGACCTTCCGTTCGGAATCACTTTTCCCCGCAACCATAACGGAGAATGTCTGAATTCTGAATACAGCGTTGATATGATTAATCAAGGAACCACTCCGTGGTTAATGTTTGAGAATTACACACTCTACGCAGGAACGAATATGTCCGAATTTTCCGATTTTCTGATTAATATCACAAGCCTTCAAGAAGTAGTCACGATTCAAAGGTGCTTCCGAGGATTTTTGGGTCGAAGAATTGCAACTGAACTGCGATACCGTCCAGATGCCATTGGCTTCGAAGAAGCTAAGGAAGAATTCGAAAGACTCGCATAACTCGGACCATCGGGTCCGAGTTACACCGACTGTCACCAACAGTTGTTGAGACCGCTCATGGTCGTCTTTTTTTCATTTGAGTGCCACACGATGCGGCACGATGTCATCTTATGTCACAACATGAAGAAAAGAAGTGCTCTGTTTTTTTATTTATTACAAAATTAAAAAAAAAACAGAGCACACCCACACTAAATATATTATGGACTGATTAATATTTTAATACCATATCATATCAAATAAAAAACGATTTATTTAATACTTATGACAAACAACTATGTTTTCTACTAGATTTCCTATGTTTGCTCCTATAGAGATGCTTAATAACCATCTTATTTCCATCATAGTAATAAAGAATTTACATGGTGATGCAAGAAGAGTCTATGTGGAAACACGTTGGTCTCATAACTCATTGATGGCGGAACAAGTGGTAATCCCACAGTCTGCGTACACGACGTCTTGGCTGAGAATGGCAACAGCCTCTATCGGCGAAGATGATATACAATCGAATGTGACTCCAACAGACTTTCTCGATTTCATCGGAGTTACATTACATCCAGTAATCGCGATTCAGAAGACCGTACGAGGTTTTTGGGGTCGGAGGAGAGCTGCGAAGGTGAAGGCGATTACAGCTCAAAGAGCTGCAACTGAACTGCGATACCGTCCGGGTGCCGCAGGTTACTTCGAAGCCAAGGAAGAATTCGAAAGACTCGCATAATTCGGACCATCGGGTCCGAGTTACACCGACTGTCACCAACAGTTGTTGAGACCGCTCATGGTCGTCTTTTTCTCATTTGAGTGCCACACGATGCGGCACGATGTCATCTTATGTCACAACATGAAGAAAAGAAGTGCTCTGTTTTTTTATTTATTAAAAATTAAAAAAAATTAAAAAAAAAATAACACACACACACTAAATATATTATGGACTGATTAATATTTTGACATAATTGAAATTAATGTACAACAATTCTCTTCTTGTTGATTTTCCCATTCTTCTATTGATATATCAGCAATATATTTGGATATGATATTACTAATATCATATGAAAATGTTTTGTAAAATAAAATAGATATTCGTTTTCTCTTATCATTTCTCATTTTTACATATAATTTATCATAATAATTTGTCATGATATATATATATATACTTGGATTTTTTATATACTTGGATTTTTTTACTAATTATAAATTATAGATACCAAGAACTAAGATAATTGTATTTTTTATATAATTTAATGCAATTAGTTCAGTCCAAGATGATATTTATAATAATCTATATCATCTGGATACAACAAATAATTATTATATATATAAGTATCTGTATCAAAATCGTCTTTATATTTATAAATTTTTTTTTCTGAATCTGAATCGGAATCAGAATCTTCATCATATCCAGATTCATATCCATCCAGTTCAGCATTAGAATCATTTTCTTCATTTTCCTCATTATCTTCATTTTCCTCATTATCTGATATTAATTCTATTTTATTTTGATTTGTAAAATCAAAATCTTTTTCAGAAGTATCTTGCATTTTTAAACTTTCTTTTTTTATATCTTTTATATATTTAATTCTTCTATGTTTTTTTTTTATTGAACCAACATAATCAAAAATTTTATTAAGGAAATATTTGTCATAAACTATAATATCTGTTTCTTTTTTTGGACATTTTCTTCTTTTTAATGGTCTTTTAAATCGCATTTTTCTTAATTTTATTTTATTATATCTTTTCCTTTTTTTTCCAATATTTAATTTTTGAAATTTATCATCTAATTTATCATCTAATTTTTGAAAATCATTATCTAAAAATCTTATTGATTTATCTTGCAATTTTATTAATAAATTGTCAAAATTTTGTATCATAGTTTCTATCTTCATAGTTTCTATCTTCATAGTTTCTATCTTTATAGTTTCTATATTTATCATTATTGTTAATTTTATATAATATACTAATTTTTCAATTTTTTTTTGTGTTTTCTTTACCATATTATTATCGTAAAGATATATATACTGATATGCCACAACAATTAAGAAAAATAAATAAATATAATTTATATATTAAAAAATATACTATTAATGATAAACTTGAAAATGGTATTGAAAATTTTTATGCTATTTTAGGATTAAATAAAACATCTTCAAATGAAGATATTGAAAATGCATATAAACAATGTATAAAAAAAATTGGAAAATTGTTAGTTATATCAGATACTTCTAATAAAAATTTGTCTCATATATTTGATACAATTTTAGAAAGTGTTGATAAATCTTATAAAATATTAAGCAATTCTGAAAAAAAAACAGAATATGATAAAGAATTAAAATTATGTCAAAATAATGATTATATTAAAATAGAAGCACCTGAAAATAAATATTATGCTGATCCACAATTATTTAAATTCGGTTCAAAAACATATATTTTTTTTGAAGAATATGATTATATAAAAGGTAAAATATCTTGTATTACTATTGATAAAAATTTAAATATATCTAAACCCATACAGGTTCTTGAGCAACCATATCATTTATCTTTTCCTTATGTTTTTTCTGATGGAAATGACATTTATATGGTTCCCGAAACAACAAAAAATGGAACTATTGAATTATATAAATCTGCTCGATTTCCATTTGAATGGAAAAAATTTCATACAATATTAACTGGAATTTGGGCAAGTGATACAGTTATTTTTGAATTAAATGGCATTTGGTGGCTATTTACTTGTATCAAAAATGCTAATAATTTTACTATTCTTTATTCATATGATTTATTAGCAAAACAATGGCAACATCATAACTTTAATAATACTAATAAATTACAAGGAAGAATGGCTGGACCAGTATTCCGTCATAATGGTAAAATTATTAGACCAGTACAATGTTGTGTACCAAGATATGGATATTGTGTTATCTTTTATCATATAACAGTTCTTAGTAGAACTAATTATATTGAAAAAGAAATTGGAAGATTTTATCCTAATTGGGAAGATAAAATCATTGGAACACATACATTTTCATGTTCTGAAGATATAATTGCATTTGATGGAAAATTTAAATTATAGACATACTGAATCATAACTCAGTCTTTGGTATACACTTTACATAAAACAAAAATTGATTTTATTGTTTTTATATCAATACTGCAATAAAATTTTACAAAATTCTGCTTTTTGATCCGAATATGACTATAGTTGGTGACGAAATCTATCTCGTCGTAATCACAAAAATTTTATTTTATAAGAACAAAAATAAAGAAGGAAGCAAAGACGCAGTCGACATTATTTCATATTGGTCAAATGGTTCTACTATGAAAAATAGAATCATCTTATCTACGGCATCTTGGTTTCCGATTTTTATGAACATATTAAGCGACTCATTTTTAGACACAGGAACGAAAATAACTTTTAACGAGTATAATCATTTTATGAAATATCCACCAGCAATTATGATACAGAAGACTTTTAGGGGATTTTTGGGTCGGAGAATTGCGACTGAACGGCGATATCGTCCAGGTGCAATTGGGTTTTTCAAAGCTAATGAAGAATTCAAAAAATTAGTGTAATTTTCGCTAAAATTTTGTTTCAATATTATAGAAAAAGATGAAAAAAATTTTGATATTTACATTTTTTTAGTATATACTTCGCTATAATTTATTGCTAACATCATCTAATAATGTATTAAAACGTTTTATATAATAATTATCTGATAATTTATATGGAACTTCATTATTTTTTAACCAAGGTTCTATTAACATATTTTTATACATTTCATCATTATTATCTAATTCTATAATTTTTTCTATTGCCTTATCAAAATTTGAAAAATTATGACAATTTACAAATGATTTATCATTATAATCCATTGCCACTGTTGAATCACCCCAATATATGGGAATTGTGTTCGCTTTAAATCCTACACCTATCTTTTCTGTACAATATCCTGGATAACTGCCATTTTCAAATGTAATTATAAATTTATAATCTTTTACCCATTGTGTATTATGAATAATTCTATGTCCAATATTATTCCTATAACGACCACCTGAATCAACTTTTTTATATTTACTTAATTTTGTAAAAAATTCATTTCGTATTCTATAACTTGGATTACTTACTAAAAAACAACAAAATTTCGTTTTTTTATTTAAAATATCATTTACATCATATGTGTCATAATCCTTTTTAAATCTTTTTAATCCATAATAAGATAATGATGTTACCCTTATATGTCGTCTATCTTCTAAACGATCAAAGGCAAATGAATAATCATATTGAGAATAATTTGGTCTATAGTTTTCACCTGTATGAAAAAATGTTACACCTTTTATCAAATCTTTTCTAACTGGACATCTTTGTTTATTAGAAATTATTATATCTGGATTCGAATTATCCAAAATAATTTTATATTTCGTTTTTGGCAAAATTCTTGAAAAAATATCCGGTGTTCGTAAAGATGGATTATAAGTTCCAAAATAACTAACATATCCTACTTTTAATATATTTTTATTGTCTGTCATTATATAAATTATAAATTATACATTATTTTATAGTCATAGGCGTATAATTTTTACAGTTTAATATTATTATCAAAAATAATAAAGATATTTAGAAAAATTTCTTTATTATAATGTAAATATGGATAACATGAATAAAAATTTTATTAAAAATTTATCAATAGCTTTTATATCTTTGAATAAAGATTTATATCAAAATATTGATTTAAAACAATTAAGTGGTGGCATCACTAACAAAATTTTTCTAATTACATTTGAAAATAATCAAAAATTTATTATTCGTGAATGTGGATATAATACTCATAATTTTATTAATAGAAATTTCGAATATGAAATCATGAATGAACTTAAATCATATAATATTTCAAGAATTATTTTAAAAAAATTTAATGGTGGATATATTGAAAGTTATATTGAAGGACGACCATTAAATTTTCACGATTTAAAAAATCAAAATATTAATAAAATATTAGCCAAAAATTTATATCAATTACATTCTCTTAATATATTAAATAATTATCCGAAGAATCCATCTCTTTGGTCCAAAATAGATTTATGGTATGAACAATGTGTTGAATTATATAAAAATGATGAAAGTATTAAAGAAATGATTCAATATATCGGACAAGAAATTAAAATCAAAAAAACAGAACAAAAATTTATTCAATCGCCTATTATTTTTTGTCATAATGATCTTACTGCAACAAATATGATATATCAAGAAAACCATGATATTAAATTTATTGATTTCGAATATGCATCATATAATTATAGAGGATTTGATATTGCGAATCTTTTTTGTGAACATATGGGTAATACTTGTTCTTGGGATTTGTTTCCAACTAATAAAGAACAACTATCATTTTATACATATTATATTAAATATTCTTTGATACCAATTGATATTAATTTGTTAAAAAAAGAAGTTAATTTTTATATTCCAATATCTTGTATGTTTTGGTGTTTGTGGGGTCTTTTGCAAAATAAATATTCAAAAGTTGATTTTTATTTTTTGGAATATGCTAAACAAAGATTAATTGGATATAATAAATTCAAAAATATTTAAATTTAGATATAGATATAAATATAGATATATTTATTTATATATATATATATTTATATAAATGGATTTATTAAAATTTACTGGCTTTGATACTAATCGGAATAAATCTTTATCAAATGAAAATAAAAAATTAGAACATATTATAAATACAAATAATAAAAAAAATTCATTATTAGAATTAAACTTAAAGAATTTACAAGATGAAAATAATAATTTAAAAATTAAAAATATACAATTAATTGATAATTCAAATATATTTGAAAAAAAAAATTTAGATTTTATTAATAAGAATAAATTATTGATTGATAATATTAATAAACTAAATGATGAAAAAATATTATTGGATGATGAAATTGAATTATTAACAAATATTCTTAATAATTTGAAAAATGAATTTAATAAATTAAATAATAAATCATCAAAAAATGAAAAAAATAATTTACAAAAAATTAAAGATATGAATAATATTAATAATTCTTTAAAAAAAGAATTAGAAAGCACCTTTGATTTTGGACAAGAATTAGAAAAAAAAAGTAATTTATTTGAAAATATAATTCAAAATTTAGAAAAACAATCTTCTGATGATACAAAAAATATTAACAAATTACAAACACGAATTAAATCACTTGATACACAAAAAAATCGTTTAAATAATAAAAATCAAAAACTATTGGAACAAATGCAAAAACATAATATTGATATTATTGAAAAACTTAATAATGAAAATACGAATAATAAAGATTATTTAGATAAATTAGTTTTAAATATTAGTGAATTAATTTCTAATAATGATAAATTAAAAAAAAATAAAATTAAAAAATGATTTGTTTATTTAAATTTATTAATTCTAAATAATTTGTTGTAAATTATACTTTAATTATACTTCAATTATACTTCAATTATACTAAAAATTTATTAAGAATAACATTTTATATAAATAAAAATGTCACAAACTGTTAATGATCCTTGTATTGGATTAGATGATGACGACGAATGTTTAATTACACTTATATCTTGTAGTGGTTATAAGTGTATTATTAATAAAAAATATGTTGTAATATCAGATTTTTTAAAAGGGATGTTAGATGGTGATTCGACTGCTGGTTTACCTGGGAATCATATTGTTTTAAAAAATGTATCTGATTTAAATCTACAATATATTGAAGAATATATGAATTACCACAAAGGTGAGGATACTGATATTCCTAATATGCCATTGGAAAATACTGATATGACAAAAAATCTTAAAGATAAATGGGATGCTGATTTTCTTGCAAGATTAGTTCCAGTAAAGCTAGTTAAAAATAACGACTCTGATACAACTAACGACTCCGATACAACTAACGATTGCGATACAACTAACGACTCCGATACAACTAACGACTCCGATACAACGAACGATTGTGATACAACTCATAATCCAGATAAAATGATACCAGATTTGACTCAATTAATAAGCTTATTACCTATTTCAAATTATTTAGGAATGAATGTATTATTACATAAATTATGTGCTAAAATAGCTACTTTTATTCGTAATAAAAAAGAAGAGGATATAGCTTCTATTTTGTCTCATTTTAAACATATATCTGAAAAAGATGATGTAGAAGTTATTTAATAGAGTTATCTTTGATTAAATTTTATAAATTTTATAAAGTTAATTTTGTTTACTTTTTAAATCATTATATATATATAATGACAAAAATACAATTTATTTTTATTTTTTGTTTCTGTATCTATTTGGAAATAGATTTTAAAAATATGAATCAAGAAACTTTTAATAAATTATTTATAATGTTTTTAGTATTTTTTAATAATTTTTATGTTATTACTAAATATTCAAAAACAGATAACAATATAGAGATTGCACAAAATACTACCACTGATGATGATTGAATATAAATTATAGCATTTATTTTAGCAAAATTAAAATTTAATTAAAATAAATTATATTATATTATAATACTAATATGGATTTATTTAATTCAAAAATGTTTGTAAAAAAAAATGATGAACAATTTTTTGATAAATCGGTTCGATATAATTTACATAATAATGATAATGATATTATCATTGACTTGCCAAGCACTTTTAATATTCAAACAAATATCGATTTTGTTATTAGAGATGGTTTGAATAAACAAGGTGATATATTAACATATGAAGATATTGATTATAATAATGAAATCCTGAAAAAATATAAATATGTTTTATTTGGGACAGTTTTCCAAATAAATAATGATTCTATTATAATATCTTGTGGAGGTTTAATTGTTTATGTTTCAGGAAAATTTCAAAATATTAAACAATATTATCAAAAACAAAATGTATTTATCTTAATAAATTGATTTTAATCGATTATATCTTCTACTGTATCTACGACATCTTCTACTATATCAACTACTTTTTCAACAACATCACCTATATCTTCCGCAAAATCTTTTACATCTTCTATTACATCTTCTACTATATCAACTACATCTTCGACCACATCACCTATATCTTCGAACACATCACCTACATCTTCCGCAAAATCTTTTACATCTTCAACTACATCTTCGACTACATCACCTATATCCTCGACGATATCTTCGACTTTGTCTACAATAGTTTCGACTACATCTTCCGCAGATTTGCATGAACAATTTCCCATGTTTATAAATACATTACGTATATATTTTTTTTTAACGAACGGATAATAGTTCAGAATTTTATTATAAATTTTAAAATTGAAAAATTTATAAATTTATAATAAAATTTAACATTATGACAAATTTTATAATCAAATATTTTAAAATAAATGAAAGAAATTCTACAATTATGAATGAAATTAAATCAGGCATTGTTGCATTTCTTACAATGTCATACATTATAACACTTAATCCACAAATTCTTGAAAAAGGTGGTTATAACGAAAATTATACAATACTTGCTACAATATTGGTAACATGTATTTCAACATTTTTATGTGGAGTATTTGCAAATGTACCGTTTGGTATTGCACCCGGTCTTGGTTTGAGTACATTTGTTGCATATGGTTTATCTCAAAATTATTCAATGGATATTGGTGAAATACAATTTATTTGTTTTTGTAGTGGTGTTATAGTGTTAATTTGCACTTTAACCAAAATAACAAATTTAACTAAATATATACCAACATCATTACAACATTCAATTGTTGTTGGAATGGGTTTATTAATATCTATGATTGCTTATGAAAATATTAAATTGGTAACTCATGATGATATAACATTAATTAAATTAAATGATATTAATTGCAATATTATTATTTCACTTTTAGGATTATGCTTACTTACAATTTTATCTTATTATAATGTTTATGGTAGAAACTTATTAATTGTTATACTATTATCGATTATTATATGGATTATTGATAGTAGTTTTCCAGAAAAATTTTATCAAAAACCTGATTTTAGTTACATGACAAATAAAATTAATTTTAATAATATTTATAATTCAAAATTTATTCTACCAACTATTATTATGTCACTCGTTCTTATATTGGATATTTCCGGAGTAATTTTATCCTTAAATCATATATTAGGTTTAGAAACACAAAAAAAAAATGAGGAAAAAAGTGAGGAAAATCGTGAGAAAAATCGTAAGGAAAGTGATGAAGAAAATTGTGATAATAGTAATAATAGTAATACTTACAATACTAATTATGTTTATATATGTGCAGCTTTAGGAACAATTGGTATATCTTTTTTTGGATGTAGTCCTGTAATTGTTCATCTTGAATCGATAGCCGGAATTAAAGCCGGGGGTAAGACTGGTTTATCATCTGTTGTTACTAGTTTATTATTTGCAGTATCTATATTTATATTACCAATCATTGAAAGTATACCATTATATGCTACAACACCCGTATTAATTTTAATTGGTTCATTGATGATTAGTAATGTTAAAAATATTGATTGGGATGATTATAGTATTTCAATACCATCTTTTATAACAATTATTACTATGCCATTTACATTAAGTATTCCAAATGGTATTGTTTTTGGATTAAGTTTTTATTTAATAATTAATGGATGTATATATTTAATTAATTTATTTCTATCAAAATGTAGAAAAAAGAATGAAGTAATTTTAAAAAATTATGAAGAAAATTTAGAAAATAATTATACGGAAAGTCTATTAGATGTGTAAACAATTGGACTGGATTTTGTTATTATTCTGTATGTATATTTATCAAAGTATATTTCAATAAAATATTTCGGAGTTCCCACATCGCATCACAATCTATAATATTATAGCGACTAATCATTTCCATTATAACGGAATATTTAATAGGATCACTATAATACATTAACGCAGCACATATTGTATTTTTACCATCCATTTCATTATCTTCCCAATCCAATTTTGTTAAACCATATTTTTTACATAATTTTAAAACAGTTTTTATACTGTATCCTGGTTTTTTAGGCAATGGAATTTCAGGAATATTTAATCCTTTATTTCCTTTAAATAATATCATTAAATCAAAGAAATTATTTTTTTCAATTATTTCAAAATTATTGAAAAATGATAATTGTTTATGTTTTGATTCTTCTTTCATAAATGTTTTAAATTGTGTTTTCTCTGCATGAGACCAATGAAGAATTATAAAACTTTTTTTGTAATTATCTGTTAACTTTTCAATATAATCGCTAAATTCTTTACATACATTATATTGTTCTTCTTGTGTTAATTTTTTCATAATAAATTGCTTCTTTTCGAATAATACATTCCCTTCATATACAGTTAATCCAATCATATAAAGACCAGAAAATCCGTATATATTTGGAAAATTGCGAAAATCATCTACATGATAAGAATCTAAAAATTCTAAATCTAAATTTATTGTATATTGTATATTACTTAATCTTTTATAATATTTTTTTCTAATATATAATTTATTTTTAAATGATTTATTATCATCGGATTGTTCTTTATATGGATTTAATTCATTAATTATTCTTTTTTTTAAATTATTAAATGGATAATAATCTTGATCATTTTTCGGCATATATTGTTTAAAATCCTTATCTCTTATATCCCATTTATGACCATTCGCTTTCATATCATTACAAATTTTTACATTCTGCTTTAGTTTATTTGCTAGTTTGTTATAATTTTTACCACTATGAGAAATAAATGCCATTGCTTTGAAACAACTATCCGTTTCAGTAGGAGTTCTATCTATACAAACTTTCCTTCCTAAAATACAGCTAAATTCCGGTATAAGTAAGTCTTTATCTGTTATTTTTTTTAACATATCATAATATGCAGTAACTTGAAAACAATAATCTTCGTGTTTAGATTTAATATCACGAATTAAAAAATTATCAAAATTTCCAACTTTTACATTTTTACATTTTACATCGATTAATACATAAAAATATTTTCCTTTTAATACTGCTTCCCTATGTAATTTTTGAAAATTATCTGGTAAATTTGAATTATCAAATAGTTGAATGATAATATCATTTCTTAAAATTAAATCAGCATATCCATGAATTTTTAAATCAGTATCCCAAAGATATGCTTGGAAAATTATTGGTCTTTGTTGCCGAATATAATCTATCATTCTAAAACGCATTTTTTGTCTTCCTTCTTCTGTAGAACCATCTTTATAGTTAAATTCCTCTATTTTGATATTTGGAAACTTATTTTTAAGATATTTACAAACATTATCTTCAAAATTAATTCCTTTATTCATTAACATTTGTTGTGTATCATAAATACATTTTTCTGTTTGTTTTTTACAATTATATTTTCTTTGCAAATTATCTCCATGAAATTTACAAAAAACGTTAAAAGAACGATTATTATAAGAAATGTTGCATAAATCTGTTATTGAAATATATTCTGTCATTTTTTATTATTATTGTAAAGTAAATAATTATCAATTTTAATCGTTAATTTACTTGGATAAATGGATCAAATCTATCTTTATTATTTTTGAAACAATCATAAAAATTATTTAAAGTTTTCTTTTTCAGTTTCATCATTTCTTCTCTTATTTTTTTATCATCATCTTCTTCATCATAATATTTATTTATTTCATCTACAAAATGTCCTTGAATTTCATCCATTTGATCACCATCTTCTAAATCATTTATACGCTCATAAACATTTAATACTTCTTCTACATTATTA